GTTGCATATTATGTTTATTATGACCTAGACGCACATGGATATAGAACTGCGTCGCAATCATGGAAAGTGAGGCACTAATGGATTACCAATGGTGCCATGGTCCAAAGTGCCACGAACGTAAAACAACCACAAGAGTTCGTGGTGTCAAAGGCTCTAAGGTTTTGAGAACAAAGAAAGTTCCTTATCGTTCTCATTGTGCTGAATATTATAAACCCTATCTTTATTTCTGTGACCAGACTTGTATGCATGATTTTATTATAAAACATATTGATGAGTTCGTGCAACTACACCCAAGAACCGAGGCGCTAGAAACACCGATCGATGTAGTTGTAGAAACTAAGACCGATTACTTTGGCAATCCATATAAACAAAAAGTAATAAAAAAGATTGACAATAACATCAATCCATGAGAATATAGGACATGACTAACAGACACGAAGAAACAAACAAAGTATTGAAAGAAATCAATACGAAACAAACTGAGTTCAAAATCATCGAAGATCA